GCATTTGCCGTTGCCGCCACTGTCGATATCGTGTTTGACAACGCTCCATCCGCATCGGCTCTGGTCTGCGCCTCCGTTTGGATCGCCGCCGTGTTTCCCGCAACCGTCGATTGCAATGTGGTTATTTGACTTGCCATCGCAGAATCAGCGTTTGCTCTTGTTGTTTGCTCACTTTGAATTGCCGCAGTATTCGCCGCTATCCTTGTGTCGTCTGTTGCAACCCATGAACTGCCTGAGTACCTGTACGCCTTGTTGCTATCGTCGGAGTCGAACCATAAATCACCCGCCGTCATGCCCGTTGCCGGTGCAGATGCCTGTCTGTAGGTTTTATTCTTGGCGTTTGCCGTTGCCGAAACTGTGGATATAGTGCTTGACAGTGCACTGTCAGCGTTAGCTCGTGCTGTCGCTTCGCTCTGTATCGCCGAGGTGTTATTTCCTACGGTGGTTTGTAAGGTTGTAACATTAGATGCAATTGCACTGTCTGCGTCCGCTCGTGCTGTTGCTTCGGTCTGTATCGCCGCAGAATTGGAGGCTATCCTGGTGTCGTCAGTTGCGACCCATGCACTCCCTGAATAACGATATGGTTTGTTGCTATCGTCAGAGTCAAACCACAAATCGCCCGCTGTCATACCTGAAGTAGGAGCGGATACCTGACGATATGTTTTGTTTTTTGCATTTGCCGTTGCTAAAACAGTGGAAATGGTACTTGATAGAGCCTCATCAGCATTAGCACGTGCAGTGGCCTCTGACTGTATTGCAGCTGTGTTATCACCTACAGTCCCCTGCAATGTGGTAATCTGGCTCGCCATAGCACTATCAGCATTAGCTCGTGCTGTCTGTTCTGTCTGTATCGCAGAGGTGTTACTGCCTACCGTGCTTGACAGAGTGGTAATCTGGCTCGCAAGCGCTGAGTCAGCGTCCGCTCGTGCCGTTGCTTCGCTCTGAATCGCCGCAGTATTCGTAGCGATCCTAGTGTCCTCTGTAGCCACCCATGCCGAACCGCTGTAACGATAAGGCTTATTACTGTCATCGCTGTCGAACCATAAGTCACCCGACACCATTCCAGTTGTTGGTGCACTTGCTTGTCTGTAGGTCTTGTTTTTTGCGTTCGCAGTTGCCGAAACCGTTGAGATAGTGCTTGCCAGGGCAGTATCGGCATTCGCTCTTGTCGTTGCCTCCGTTTGGATCGCCGCAGTATTATCTCCAACATCAGCAATGAGCGTTGTTATCTGGCTCGCCATCGCTGAATCTGCGCTTGCTCTAGTCACTGATTCTGTCTGGATAGCCGATGTGTTGTCATTAACTTTCGCCGCCAGAAGCAATCTCTGCCCCGCTTCGGCTTCCATCTCATTGCTGACATGTGCGTACAGTTCGGTCTCTGCGATTGCCAATGCACTCTTCGCTTTAGTCTCCGTGTCAGCCTTGGCTTCGCGGTCGTTTAGCATCGCATCAACCAAACCTTGAGCGATTAGTTCTTCTTCGTTCTGAGTACTACTGACGGAACTTACAACGGTCTGCGTTATCGTCCCTTCAAGCGCATCAATGTTAACCTCCGCTGTCGTGACCCTTGTCTCGACCGCATCAAGTTCCTGTGACGTGGCAAGTAAGGCAATTTCCGAATCATGACCGTCTAACCTTGACTCTGCTGTGCCGATTCGCCCGCCGAGAGCATTGACATCAATTACTGTTGCTTTTTCGGTGAGTGTGCCTTCTACAGCGTCAAGAGATTCTTCTACAACTGATATCCGTGCGTCAACGCCAGATAAGAGCAGTTCGCCAGCATCGCCAAAGACTGCCCCGGCTATTCGCTCGTCAACTTCTGCCAATGTCACTTTTGAGGTTATCTCAGATTCAGCAGCATCAAGACGAATCTCAGCGTTGGAAATACGCCCATTTGCTTGGTCTAAACCCCATATCCTCACAGTGCCGTCATCTGGATCAACGATAATCCCCGCATCCCTGACCTTTTTATTAAGCTCATAAGTGCTCCCTAGCGCATCTGCCACAGCATCAGACACCTTCGCCAGCTCACCATGGACATCTACGTTAATCTCGTTTATCCTGTCCGCTAATCTCTGCTCATAGTCAGGGAGGTCAACCGTTTTAATAGTGGTGTCAACTAGAGTAATAGCTGTGTTTAGGTCTGTCTGTACCGTTTTGATGTTGGTGTCAACTAGAGTAATAGCTGTGTTTAGGTCTGTCTGTACACCGGTAAGATATGGATTTTCCTGTAACACCAAATCTACAAAATCCTGATGGTTTTCTTGGTCGGAATTCCCCGCCGTTCCCGCCAGTGCGTTATATCCGCTGATGTTACCTGTTCTATCGACCGCCCGTATCCAATAATAACGGACTATAAATGAACCTAGATACCGCTGATAAGATGTACCTGATACCTCTGCAATCTTTACCGCCGTGTCCCTATCGTCTACGCTGTTTTCCCATACCTCAATGTGTGACAGGTCGGGGTCGGTAGGATTGATCCACTCAAGGCTGATGTTACCAAACCACCCTGTAGTGATTAGATTGGTTGGGGCTGACGGTGGAATTATGTCGGCACCGACTATAATAGAGGCGACATCACCTGAGGTATCCGTTCCATTGGGCCTCTTGCAGTTGACCCATACCTCAAGTTCTTCCCCTGCGCGAAGCATTGTAAAAGCCGTAGACACTTCAATACTCTTGGTACTTAAAGCCAGTATCCAATCTGCATCGCCGTTGTAGCGATACCTGACATTAATCTCTTTCGGAGTAAAGTCCGATGGGTTCTGCCAACTCGCCTTGATGACAGGAACCCACGTACCGTCTGCGTTGAATGCGCCTATATCTTCAAGCTGAAGGTTATAGACATCGTCAGTTGTTACGGGCGGATTCGGATTGACAGGGACAGCAACCTCTATTTTAGTATCGTCGTAAAGCGAGGCTACATACTCAGCGCAAGTGATAAGCACGTTTCCTGTCTGTCCGTCATCCTGTACAGAAAGCACCCTAAACGGCTTTGCTGACCATGCTGTAAAATCGGGATAGGTCAGAGATATAATTTCTCCGGCCTCAATGTCAGCGTCCTGCACAGAGACGGCGAAAGAACAAAAGTTCTGCACAAGCTTCGCTGTTTCCATCATGTATTTGCCCATGCGCCCGACTTGATCAGACCTAGTAATACCGAGAAGGGAAACCGATTTTTCATAAAGTCCCCTGTCTTCGATGTCCTCTGCCCACTCAAAGATCGCCGCTGTCTGCTCATAGTGATTATCAGGATCTATCCATTCAATGGTTATCCTGTTAGGCGAATCATCATTGCTTTTCTGCCACCACGAAAAACTGCCCTTAACAAAATTATCCGGGTTGAGTTCTTTATATACCGTACCCGACCGCTCAATGTGCAGTTCTATTTTGTCTCTCGGTATAAAATACCCGCCGAAACACGCGAGCATGGCGGTCAGATGGTCTACGGCGGGGCGCTGTGTGTCAATTATGTAGTCTAGCGTGTATCTTGGCGCACCGTCCACGATCTCGTCGCAGTAGTTTGCCGCGACCTCAAAACTGTCAACGTCAATATGGGCCGTTGGGATTCCGATGCCGTTTTCTGTGTCGGTTAGCACGTCATAAATTATCCATGCAGGATTGCGGGTATACATAACGCCCGACGGGGTCCACACTTTGCGACCCTCAAGTATTGTGGTGATTACCGGGTTTCCGGAGAGCCCTTCCTGCGCCTTGAGTGTCAGCGCAACATAAGCAAGGTTGGGATAGGTGTTGCCGTCAGGCTCTCTGCTGTCTGCGACCTGATTGTCCGTGCCCTTGTAAAAATCACATGAACACCCTTCAAGGATTTTTACAGTAACAACATTGCCGTCAATATCACGGATTTCTTTCCGGATTGCGGGGGACGCAGAATATTCCGCTTGCGATATTTGCACCCACCCTGACGTGTGATGAACCCGACCCTCGTCATCTGTCGTGTATGCGCCTGTATAAGTCCAGATCCAATAGGTGTAGGTATCTAAGTCCTCCTTATATAATAGATGCTCGTCCGCATAAACAGAGACAACTTTATTGATCGGCCCTGCAGATAGCCCTATCATCATATCCATGGTCTTCCGCTCATCGGTGTCAAATTGCTGTAGGAATATATTACCTCCTACTCGACATCTACCGTAGACGAGCGGGATCGGCAGCAGCTGTGATTTGGTGTTGCTTATTGGTCCAAACGAGTAATTAGGCGTGGTGCTTCCGATATCTAAATCAGGCGCATCAAAAAGCGAACCTATTGATGCTCCGATCATAACTGCGCCGAGAATACTTGTTGCAAGCCCCGCTGCGATTATTGACCCCGAGAACGCCCATCCCGCTAATGCCCCAACTATTGCTCCTGGCATTTTTCCACCTCCCGACCTCTAAATATTCCGTAAATTCTCTGCTTGTATAGCCGTGTCATTCTTGATGTCTTGTTAGGGTAAATATGGAGCAATGCCCCATCAACGACCGTTCCGATATGGTATTTGTCCTCGCCGTTGCATGGCATACGGTATATAACCAAATCGCCGTCCTGCGCCTTGTCTACCTTGTCAGCGATACTCTCTATCCAATTAATTAAGATGCTCTCATCGTCCGTAAGCGGGTTATAGTCGTACGGAAACTCATAGTCCTTGCCAAAGATTTCCCTCTGTGCTAATAAAGCAAGACCGACACAGTCAATCCCGTGCCGGTCTCTGCCTTTAGTCTTCCACGGTATGCCGATCATTTAAGGCTTACCGTTCGTGGATCTTTTGCGCTCGGTAGATGTGGAAAATCCCTCACCCAGTACAGCCGCCTCGGAATACGAACAGACAGGCTAAAATCAGCCATAACCTGTATTTCAATACTGCTGATGGTGATGTTAGCCTTTTCGATGTGCCCCTCAAAGAGAGTCCTTGCGCCTGCTGGTGAGGTTAAAGTATCAGCGAATGTCTCAAGAAGTTGAACCCGCACACCCTTAATGATGTAATTCTTGGCTAAAGAAGTGAAGTCTCCTCCCACGTTATCAAGGCGAAGCGTTACGGAGCTTATCTCATTGTCAGTTGATGCCTTAACCTGATCATAGGTGAGCGCACAAGCGTCATAGGTTTTAGCCACATCGTTCTCATCGAAAAAAGCGACTGGCGTTTTTGAATTAGTCAGATACAGAGAATCCTTAATTGATGGATCATTGATGAGCGGAATATCAAGCACTCTGACTAATAGAATCGGCGTGACTTCTGCGCTTGCTGATTCAGTTATATAGTCTTCTCCGGCTCGTGCCATTTATAATACCTCCCTAATAGTAACTTCGCACTCTGCGTAATGATCGCCATAGTGTGTTACAGAGAGACTGTTTTCTTCAAACCTGACACTTATAGCTGCCGCCGCACCGGGAGGAGTCCAGTTAAACGCCTCATAGTTCCCTTTGCGTGCATCGTAGAAATCAGTTATAGCCTTAATATTTGTTGGTGTATCCCTGAATCCAACCGTCCACGTTCTAGCTTTAACTCCAAGATATTTTCGCTGTTCTTTACCGCTCTCAAACTCAGTCACAAGCACGTTGTGATTAATCCCGCTCTGATAGCTATAAAGCGGTGTTGCGCTAAAGGTCTCAGCCATTATGCCATCCCCCTTATCGCACCACGTACAGCACCATTGCGCATGATATTTTCTACGACTATTGATTCAACAGATGCCCTGTTAGTTCGCATCATTTCAACAAACGATTTGCTATCAACGGCGTTGATGTTCATAGTGATATTTGTCATTCCACCGCCACCGTCAGCCTGTACTCCGAGATCGCCGCTAGATGTGCGTTTAAGGGGCATTATAGCCTCTGCGCCTGCCTCACCCATGAGCCCTACACCCGAAGCGAATGGGAAGAGAGTTGGCTTGCTCACAATACCGCCGTTGGCGAATGGAGTAACTCCTGATGCGTTGAACACGCCGCCGTCTGCAAAGCTACCAAAGAGACTGCCGATACCGCCTTCGCCGAAGATACTTTTAAGCAGGAAAGCCTTTATTGTGGCGTAGGCTATATCTTTCGCTAAAGATTTCAAAGTGTCGCCTAAGTCCTCACCGTAAGCAATAGCCCCGGCAAATGCCCCGCTGAGTTCGTCAGGTATCCCTACTAGCCTGTCCCTTAACGCCGTCTCTGCCTCTCTGACGAAACTACCTAGAGTGCGGGTACTGGCGAGAATGGAACTGTCAAGAGCTTTTATAGCATCGTCAATTTCTGTGATTGCGTCAGGCATATCGTTGAACTGTGTTTTTAACTGCTCTAACCCATCACGGTACTGTTCAAAACTGATATTGCCGATGTCAACCTGAAGTTTTAATGCATCAAGCGCAGCCCTTGCATCGTCCGTGGCGAGAGTTGCCATTTCCTCATTAAACTTCGCCTCGCCCTCTTGAACGGCGAGCATGACCTCTTTCTGAAGTTCTTCCTGTTTCTGCATACGCTCAATAGCAAACGCTGTCTCTTGCCCAGCTTGTTGCGCGAGTTTTATTTGTCTTTCTAGGGCGGTTTCTGTGGCAGTTGAAGATCCTTTACTGCCGCCTTTTGAGACGGACATCGCCGTTGCGGCTGTAGGTGTTGCTGTTGGTGTGGCAACTTTCGGAATTGGCACGACCACCGGCGGCACTTTACCGTCAGCGAGCTTTGCCGCCGCAAGGCTGTTCATGCCTGTCGGCAAGCCTTTTTTCTCAAGTTCCAGTTTCCGCATAACTTCTTTCGCGTCTTGCTGATCTTTTTTAAGGAAGTTATATCCCGCATATGCCGCCGCCGCTAATCCTGCCCCTGCTGCTATAGCCGGGTGTGCCATCATAGCCGTGAATAGTCCAAGTATTGTCCGTGCAGAGGCGATTATTGCTGCCATGCCAAGCAGGACAGGACCGCCCGCCGCCATAATACCCGCCCATTTAAGCATACTGTCTATTGATTCCTGAGACATACTGTTAATTGTGTCGGTCAACTCGTTAACTTTATTCTGTAGAGTGGGAATATAAGAGTCAGCAACTTTAAGTATTGCCTTACCAATCGGCTCAATGGCAATTTGCACCTGATTCTTAACTTCGCCCCATCGTTCACCGAAGGTTTCTGTTGCAGCATCAGCTTTTTCTATCGCTCCACGAGCCGTATTTAGTGCCTCTGTGAGATTTCCGAGTTCAAACCTACCCTCACGGATAGCCGCCGCCATGTCAGGACCCGCACGGCTGCCGAACAACTCAATTGCAAGCCTTGTGCCTTCTGTCGGTGTTTTTGCGTTCTTTATCTGGTCAGTTAATACCTTAAACGCTTCGCTCGCATCGGTTATACCCGCACTTGCCATTTTTCCAAGAGCAATGCGGAGCGAACCCATGACAAGCTCTGTGTTAACACCTTGCTTATCAAACTGAGCGAGCGTGGCTATTGTCGCATCTGCGTCAAAGCCCATCTGACGGAGTGCAGAGCCGTATTTGTACATGTTTGTCGCAAGTCCCGCCATGCTAACGCCTGTCTGCTGAGACGCTACAAAGATTTTATCCATATATCCCGCCATCTCTGACGAGGCTATACCCCAATCTTGCATGGCTTTGGCTGATTCAGTAACCACTGTATTAACTTCTTCGCCGAGCATTCCCGCCGCATCGAGTGCCTGTTTGGATATTTCCTGTAGTGCGCCGCCTGTTAATCCGAGGCGTGTATTATAATCAGCCAAGACTTTGGCAGACACTTCAAAACTGTCGTCAACCTTACCAGCAAGAGCCTTCCAATCCTTCTCTAACCCTTTTAGAGCCGCACCTGATGCGCCTGTTCCCCTTGCGATGCCTGATAAAGCCTTTTCAACATTAAGTGCCGCCTTTGTGGCTACTAACCCCATTGCGGTGAGCGGAGCGGTGAGGCTCTTAGTGAACGCCATGCCGTATTTACCCATGCTGTCGCTTAATCTATATAGTCTACGGTCGAGGTCTTTAACTTTGCGTTCAAATTCGGTTATATCCGCCCCGAACCAGTAAGTAACTTTCTTCTTCTTAGCCATTCTTTTTCACCGCCCCTTTTTTAGCCTTAATCTTTTCTTTCAAATAGGTGTGATACTGTGATTCCGACATGACCCGCCCATCCACCCAATGACCAATAAGATCAGTGGGCTTGATGGTGTGTTTCACGTTGCCTGATATGTTGATAATCCACGATCCGAGCGTGGCATATTTGGTCATTTCCAAGTATTCCGTGTACCTCCATGCGTGAAGTAGGTCATCAACTTCTCCCCATGTGAGTGACCAGAGGTGTTCATGTGTTAAATGCAGAGGACCGAGAACGGCCAGTGTCATTTCTTGACAAGCCTTTTCCCAGTCCTCCGCTGTCAGTTTTTTACTTCGGTTCCCTTTACTGGCTGTTCCGACACAAAGAGTCGGTTAAAAGCCTCAATAAATTTCTTCGCAGCTTCGCCAAACGCTTCGGCGTAAAGACCGCTCTCTGTGTCAAGCATATCGCCGACTTCATCAACAGTCAGTGACTTGTTCTGCCATAACATGCCCGCCCAAATGATAGTTGTGCCGAGTTCCATGTCGAGAGCCTTAAAGTTCTCGCCGAGAAACTGGTCAGGAGTGCGCCCTGTAGCCTTAATGAGCGCACGGATTGCATTAACGCCGTATTTGAGTTCGCCTATCTTGCTCATGCCGGGTTCAACTCCAGTTCGCCGTTGCCCTGTACAGACACACTCATGCCGATAGCATCTTCTGTCGCACCAGAGCAAGACTGGCTTGTGATATAGCCTGTGCCAACATATCGAGCGAGAGCTGTGCGCTTAGTAACTTTAGGATTAGTAGCACCTGTTAAAGCGGTAGCGTTAAGAGTAAGGTTTGCTACCACTCCGGTCGGAAAGCTTATAATAAACTTCTTTGTGCCGTTAGCTGCAACGATGATTCCTGTTTCGGTGTAAGCGGTATTGATCTCTGTTTGTATCGTTGCCGCTGTTGCATCAAAAGCTATGTTGCCTGTTGTTTTGGCCGCTCCGTTGGTTAGCTTAAACGTACCGCCTGTCGCTCCGCCGAGGTCGAGGTCATAGACTTCGTCCTCACCGAACGGCAGAATGACAAACTGGCAAGGCGTACCCGCTACTGTACGGTCAACGAGTGCGTCCTGCGCGCTGTCTGTTGGGTCATAAAAAAGCTCCATGGAGGCAGTCCATCCGGCTTGACCTACAAGATATTTCTTCCAGTCAGTGGCTAGCGTGCTGACATCAATCGTGCCGAGGCTCGTTTCAAGGCTGAAGCTCCTGACCTCACCGACTGGCACTTTTACGCCGCTTATATCAAGTTTAAGAATTGCTTTTTTGGCTGATAATGCGCCCATGTCAGCACCTCCTAGCTTGCGTTAGCGGCAAGAGCCAGTTCGCCTGTACCCTGGAATGAAATGGAAAGTCCGACTGCGTCCTCTGTTGCGCCTGAGATGGACATTGACGTGACATAACATGTCCCTGAGAGTTGTGTCTTGCCCACACCCGCGCCAAGAGGCTGAACGGTTACAGTACAGAGCGTTCCCGCGCGTGCCTTAGAGACGAGGTCAGCCTGTGCGGTGTCCGTTGGGTCATAAAAACACTCAAGTGATCCACTCCAACCCGCCTGTCCAACAAGGTATTTTTTCCAATCTGTAGCAAGTGTTGAAACGTCTATCGTTCCAAGGCTCGTTTCAATTGAGAAAGAGCGAACCTCTCCCAGTGCTGTCGGTGTAGATCCGACAGTAAGTAGCATTTTTGATACTTTGCTTGTTGTTGCACTCATTTTTCATCCTCCTAAGGGTAAAAAAAATAGAGCCTTGCGGCTCTTGTGATTTTTTATCTGTCATAAAGCTTTAAAGTCATGACTCCGTGATACCACCCCGACTCATCTCGAATTATTGTTTGAGCGTCTTCCTCGAACCACTCACTCGGAACGATGGCGGCAATGAGATCGATTATCTCAAGGACTTCCTTCGAGCCTCGGTATTGACTCCAAATATGGAGGTCAAAGTACATTTCTCGCTCTGATTCGTTTAAGACTCGACCACGGAGAGCCTGTGAGAACTGAATTTGAATGTACGGCGAAGCGGAATCTTCAGGCACAAAGTCATAAATCTTTGCCTTCGCAGTTAAAGCGGCATTGTTATTAAGCAACGTATAAACAGATTGAAATGCTGTTTTATAGCCCATTCCGCTCACCTCCGAGCTTCGCCGTCATCATGTCGGTTAAAGCCTTTCCTGTTTCATCTTCGTGAAGCCGTGCGGTAGGGTAGAAAAAGGCTCTTGCATCCATATTTTTAGTTCCAAATTCAACGTATGGCGCGTAATATGCCTTACCGCCGCCCATCTGTACGCTAGCGAGGAGGGCCTTCCTTACCAGTTTTGCCTTGATGGACTTCTTCAGCGTCCCATCATTAACAGGACAACGTGTTTTAATATGGTCACGAACAACCTTTGCCTGGCTGTTAAGGATATTTCGCGCCTCGTCTTGTATCTCTTTCGATGCCTTGCGGAGTTCTTTAACTATCTCGTCATGCCCTTTGACTTTGACAGTTATCACTTGTCCACCACCACACAATCAAAATCAATCCATTCGTGACCGTCAGGGCGAACACCTTTAACCGTGAGCGTCCAGTTACGCCAAGTCGCCTTGTCGTTGATGTCGATTCCGAGCGTTGTTGTGTTTTGGCGCACCCTGACCACGTGAGAACGATATTCCGCATCTGCGCCGCCGACCACACCGTCACGGGTAGACGGCACGGTGACGAACGCCCACTCCGTGCAGATAGTCTTATCTGTGGTCGTTACGCCGCCCATGCCGTCATCAGTAGTTTCGATTCGAGAGAACGTAGCCTTATCCCTGAGCTGTCCGATATTCGTTATTTTCTGGCTCATACCGGGACATTCCTTTTAATGTCCAGAAGTGCTTTCACGGCAAACGGCACTTCGGACGGCGGCGTTCCGAGGACTACAGCCTGTCTGTTTTCGTACCAGTGACCTATAAGCAAGAGACACGCCGCCTTCTCAATACCTGTCATGGTCTCAGCCTCAACTGCTTCGTCAGAGGATAGAAAAACTCGGTTCTGATAGCCTTCGACATATTCCCTTGCCGCCGTGATATAGGTCGTGATAAGCGCATCTTCTGTTGCGTCAGAACCTACCCTGAGATGGGTCTTGACTTCTGCGAGCGTGAGTATTTCTGTCCAGACAGGATCAGGCATTTACCTCACCTCTTTTTCTTTTTAATCGCTTTTGGCTTAACCGCTGTCTCAACTTCTCTGTCGAGTGCTGCCGTCTCGATAATCGGCTCTTGTTTCCGCATAATTAAAACAGCGTAACCGTTGGCGATTAGACTGTCGGCTACGCTGTCCATTACATCGATTATCTGACCGGGAGCTGCCATTAAAGAGGGAGTTGCGAAGCGGGTCAGCATTTTAACTTTTGTCAAGATAACGCAACCCCTTCGATGGTGAATATAAACTGCCCTGAAAGCGTGTCGCCGCCATTTGCAACGGTTATTTTAATGCGCTCGTCAGCAAGGCATATAGGCGCATAAGCACCCGCTATATCCGCTCCTGTGTTGTCCTGCGCCGGTGCGAGCGGATGGATGACCTTTGAAGCTGAGAGGTCATCGTTTGTCCAAATAACCGCACCGCTGACATCGGCGATAATGTCGATGTCCGTTGCCGCATCAAGTCCGTCCGAGGTAGGCTTAACATATTCAACAGTTCTGACAAGTCCGTTGCACTGAGGCGAATAAGCGACAGCATCGCCCTGATCATCTGTTGTTACATTGACAGTAAATCTTGATAGTTTCATATCCTCACCTCCTAAGAGGTTTTGAGGATTCCTACACCCTCAAGCGCGGCGAGTATGGCGTTGACAGCTGTTGCTATCTGAGTTCCTGTGGCTTCGTTTCCTATATCGGCAATATGGCCAGCCTGAGTGCCCGCCTTTGAGATTTTCCCCCCGGCGGCTACGTTAAGTTCACCGCCGATAACGGTGACATCGCCACCCTGTTCAACATAATTCTTTGCGTTATAACTCATTTTTTAGCCTCCTTAATCAAATAAAAAAGGGAGGCATATAGCCCCCCTTGTCAGTTATGCAGTGCCTTCAGCGGGTGAAACGTGCGCCTCAATTGCCAGAGTTCCAGTGAGTGCGCTTACGACAGGAGCTTTAACGGGTCCATAAAGGATCGCCCATATTTCGCCGAGTGCGGAAGATTCGGTGCGTGTGGCACTAAGTTGTAGGTATCTCTCCTGCGGACGGTTAATGTCAATAGCGCAGCCTTCCTCGGAAGTTCCTGACGTGACCTTAGTTCCCGCAAGGTCAGCGGCTGTTGCTCCGTTTGCCGCCACGTCCTGTTTGACTTTGATGTAATTTCCTGCGTTTGCCGTTGCAAAGCGAGTCATAAAGATACAACCCTCAAATCCGCAGGTGTCTATTACATCAGACAAGACCTCGGTTGTTGCGGCGGTCTGTGCCGCCTTCGCCAGTACAATTTTTACATTCTCGCTAAGCATAGGAAACCCTCCTAACCGAGCTTGACACGGACAAATGCGGATTCAAGGACAGGCGCGCCGTCTCCGTAGTACCTACCTATAAATCCAACCTGTGATGTCCCTGCGTACAGCTCGTTGAGTCTCTGAACGTTAAGTCCCTGGAGTTCGGCAATCCAGTAATACTGCCAGTTAGCAAGTGCGCCAACGTAAGCCGCCGATTGAATTGTTGAAGGTGCATATTCGCTCTCGTCTACAGGCAGACCGAGGAGCCTGTCAGCTTCTCCTGCGACAAGTCCGGGAGACCAGAGGTACTGTCCTTCGCCGTCTTTGAGTTTAGAGATCATCTTTATAAGATCCCTGTGGAATACCCAACGTGCGGTCTTGCGATACTGTGCGGCAAGTTTGAATTTGGCGTTGATGAGTCCGTCTGCGGATACGGCAGCAGCGGTATTGCCTGTGGCTTCGTCCTGTCCTGTGTTAATACCGTTCGGTGATGCGGTGAATATCCCGAGAGGCTGACCGTCACCGGTGCCATTAAGGAACCCGTTCTCCTGTGCGATGGCAAACTTATAAGCGAGCCTGTCGGCGATAATTCCCTCAATGGGGAGTGCGCTGGTCAACAGGAGTTTCATGGAAACCTTAATCAGCTTAGAGAGCTGTATCGGCTTAAGTTCCCTGCGTCCAAACGCCATAGTTGTATCTTCGTTAGGTGCTGCGATTTCGGTCGTCCATGTCGGGTCAGTGAGGTCGGTATCGAGTGAGGGGAAGCCCAGACTGTCAGCCGAAGTTACCGCCATGACATTAGCGTAGTTCCTAACAAAAACACTGTTATCGAGTCCTTTGATGAGACGTGCGACAAACTGCTCTGATGCGTGGAGATAGCCGCCTGTTGCGTCTGCATCGTTAGCAAGCGCACGATATTCCGCACTGTCGCCAGTTACGAGATAACGCCTGAACGCAGATATTTTGCGCTCTTCGGGCGTAGCCTCAACTTTCCCTGATTCTGCCTTTTCAAAGCCCCTTATTTCAGCTTCAGCAAGGAGAAGGCGTTCCTCATCTTTGATTTTTGTGTTTATTATCCCAATATCAGCGAACATCTTGTCGTAAGATGTTCTTTCTTCGGCGGTAAATTCCCTCTTTTCAGCTTCGACCCTGTCAAGAAGTGCCCTTGATTCCATAACTATTTTCGCTTTACTTGCCTTCATTTCGTTGATCTTGTCCATATTTTAAATTCCTCCTGTTAGTCAAGTTCAGCAAGGTCAAGCCTTGCCTTCATAATTCCATAGTCAGGTGATTCTTCTTCCTGACTTTCCTTTGTGCGCTCATTCTGATGCTCCTCAAATATTTCTTTATCGCTCCTAACCCCGGTTGTTGCTTCGGGATAAGCAGGGTAAGTCACAGGTGAGACATCGTAGAGGTTGCCTACGCTTTTAATGGTGCGGATAGCGGGTGTTGCTGTGTCGTCCCATTCCTCGACACCTCCGGCCATAGAAAAAGCGAAGGAACTCTCTGCTATGTCCCCTCGCTCTATGCTTGAAACTATGTCCCTCGCCCACTGTGTGTCAGGCGGGTCTATCTCGTAGTGAAGCCCCACATCGTCCTCCGTTAGAGAGACCGTCCCGGCTGATTGCCGTCCTAATACATAATTCGGATCGTGGTTAAATAACGCCCTGACATCAGATTTTTTGAGTGCTTCTGCAAATGCGCCGGGCGCAATCTGTTCACGAAACCCCCACATCTCCTCGGAGAGTGAGTTAAACTTTGCGGCGTACCCTACTATCTTTTTTGATTCGCCTTCGTCTGCCTTGACCCGCATCTCCTGCGGGATAAAGCGCACCTCTTTTTTAATCATTCTTGAGTCTCACCTCCTCCATTCTGTTTTATTCCTTTAACGGCGTTATCGAGGGTTATCATCGCTCCCTGCACAAGATGATGGTCACCGTTTTCAATGGGCGGCAGATTTTCAAGTGACCGCACCTCATTGATAGATTTAAGACCTGAGTTGATCGCCGTGCGATATGCCTCATAGCGCGACTTAACATCACCTCGGAGAAGTCCGTCAGTGACAAACTCAGTGAAGTATTCGCCCCGCTCGTGCGGCAGGAAGAGCCGCCAGTTCATAGCCTGTTCGATGCGGGAAAGCCACGGTGTCAAAGTGAACATTACAAACTCAAGGCTCAGCTGGTCGATGTTGCTGAATGTCGCTTTTTCGAGGTCATTAATTAAGTGCGCCGGAACTCTGAAGATTCCCGCTATTTCAGAGCGGTTGAACTTCATCGTCTCCAAGAGTTGAGCATCAGCGG